TTTATTTATTTCAAAAAATTTGCCTATATGTGTAGGCATAGGTTTTTCTAACTTATCAAACATCTGTGTTTCTTCAAATCCAAATATGTCATTGAACCAAGTTGGACCCGGATTAGCACCACCGGTTTGGCTATAATGACTATTATTATCAATACTTAAAAGCATGGATTGTACTCCGTTTTTAGTTTTCTTTAAAGTATTACTTTTCTTTAAGTCATATTTATGCCTTGTTTTTTTATTCATTATATTATAATATAATATATATATTTTATATATATTATAATATAATAGTTATGAGCTTATGTGAATATAGAGATATATTTGGAAAAGTAGGAACAGGAGCTCATTCGTTAAGACTATTTAATATTGCGGTTGTTGACACACTATTAACATTATTACTCGCTTATGTTATAAGTAGCTATCTAAAAAGTAATTTACTATTAATATTTTTCTTATTAATGGTTGCTTCAATATTAATTCATAGAGCTTTTTGTGTAGAAACTACCCTCACAAAAATGTTCTTTACTTTTAAATAAAGATTAATCAATAAAGATTAAAGATTAATCATTAAGTAAAATATTAATCATTAAGTAAAATATTAAAAATACTTATTATTATATATTATTTAATTATATATAATAATGATAAATGAGGCTCTGGAACAATTAAAAGTAAAACCAATACCAAAAAAACTCCAACAATTTCGAGTATTACTACAAATACCAAGTGAAGGTGTTGGTCCAAATATTATTGATAAAACAAGCGAACACTTAATAAATAGAGAACAATTTTTTAGCGAGCTTCAAGAAAATTTAGGAGTTGTTCAAAAGAATTATCTTAAAACAAAAAAAGATCAAGAAATACAACAAATACAACAAATACAACAAAAAGGAACTATAGAAAATATGAAGAGTAAAAAAATAGAACCAAAAATTTATAATGCAGAAAATACGCTAACCCAGATTGTTAAGACGCGACAAAAAATTACTATTAAAGAGGCCTCAAATGAGGCTTTAAAAAAATCCAAAACAAATCTGCCTTCACAAGAGAGATTAACACCTAAACCGGAACAAAATCCTGAAAATCCTGAAAATCCCGATAAACAAAAAACCAAAAAGTTGCATAGCGAAACAATTGACGAAACTTTAATCATTCCAAAAGATCTTCGCTTAGGAAAAACACTTTTTTTATCGCGAATTCCTAAATTAGAGCCTAATGTATTAATAAAAGCGTCTAATTATTATTTATATAATCGAGAGATTTTTATAAGTTTTATTAATTCTCTCTTTGAACCTTACAAGCAACAATTATTAAAAGAGGAGCAAGATATGTTGTCAGGCAAAGCATCAATAAGTTGTGCCTCTAATGACAGCTCTAATTTTTCTCTCTTAATTCATCAAAAGCTTGTGCGAGATTATATAAATGTTTATACGCCATATAGAGGGCTCTTGTTATATCATGGACTTGGATCAGGTAAAACGTGCTCATCTATTGCCATTGCCGAGGGAATTAAAAATGATAAAAAGGTGCTAATATTGACACCAGCCTCGCTAAGAGACAACTATGTTGAAGAGTTGAAAAAATGCGGGGACTTTATGTATAAGAAAAATCAATTTTGGGAGTTTATAGATACCAAAATAAATCCGCAATATGTGGAATATTTAAGCTCACTGTTAAAGCTACCTCAAGAATATATAATTAGTAACGGAGGAGCCTGGTTTATTAATGTTAAAAAAGAGCCGAATTATGACAGCCTGGATTTTGAGGACCAAAAGAAAATAAATTCGCAATTAGACAAAATGATAAATTACAAGTATCAATTTATAAGCTATAACGGATTGCGAAGCTCTCACTTAAACGGAATGACTAACGGCGGAACAATAAACCCTTTTTCTAATAAAGTAATAATTATTGACGAGGCTCACAATTTTATTAGTCGAATAGTTAATAAATTGACCCGTAAATCCTCATTATCAATGAAATTATATAATTATTTGATGGACGCAGAAAACTGCAAAATTATATTATTGACCGGAACACCAATTATTAATTATCCAAATGAAATAGCAATATTATTTAACATTTTACGCGGGACAATCAGGAGCTATAATTGTAAGCTAATATTAGATAAGAAAACAATGACAAAAGAAAAAATAGAAGGCATCTTAAAAGCCGCAAATATACTAAATTATGTTGACCTTATAGAATATAATGCAGTTAGCTATGAAGTTACTATTACGCAAAACCCGTTTGGTTACGTTAAATCAGATACAAATAAAAACAAGTTAACTTATTCAAGCGATATAATAACAAGCGAAGAATTTATACAGAAAATTAAAGGTGCTTTTGAGGCTCAATCTCTCAAAATAGCAGGCAACAAAATAAATATAAATGGCTATAAGGCTCTTCCTGATAATTTCGACGACTTTAAGTCCTTATTTATTAGTTCAAATAATTCGATAAATAATCCGTCTATGTTTAAAATGCGTATAATAGGGCTAACATCTTATTTTAGAAGTGCACAAGAGCAATTGATGCCTAAATACTCACATAGCTCAAGCAACGACTTTAAAATAATTAAAATTCCTATGAGCGACTTTCAGTTTGGCGTTTATGAAGAAGCTCGTGTTCAAGAGCGCAAATTAGAGGACTCTAATAAAAAGAAGAAATCTAAAAAAACGAAGACGGGCGCACAAGGAGACGATCTTTATAGTGATAGCGTATCTACATATCGCATTTTCTCTCGCGCTTTTTGTAATTTTGTATTTCCAAAACCCGATATAAAGCGTCCTATGCCAAATAACGATGAAACCCTTGAAACAACATTAGGTAATATTACTGAATTGAATGATGATGAGGCCATTGGTAAAAATCTCTCTGAAGATGTTATTGATAATCTAAGTATTTCTGAAAAATTGGACAATATTGATGGTAAATATGATGGTGACGACATTAAGGATTTGGAGCAAGACGCAGCAGCTCAAAAATTGGGCGATTTAAGTTATAGCAAGCGTATTGCTGAGGCACTAAAAGAACTTGAGAAATATGGGAGCAAATATCTCTCTAAGCAAGGACTGCAACTTTATAGCCCCAAATTTTTACATATTTTAGAAAATATTATTGATAGCGACCATAAAGGTATTCATTTATTATATTCGCAATTCAAAACATTAGAAGGCATAGGTATTTTGAAGTTGGTTTTAAAGGAAAATAATTTTGCAGAATTTAAGATTAAAAAAAATGAAAGCGGAGAATATATTTTAAATGTATCCAACGAAGATATAAACAAGCCTATGTTTGCTTCTTATACCGGCTCTGAAACACCTGAAGAGCGTGAAATTATTAAAAATGTATTAAATAGTAATTGGAAGCTTGTTCCGTCGTCGTTAGTAAAAACTTTGCAAACATTGTCAGACAATAATTTTATGGGGCAAATAATTAAGGTATTAATGATTACGTCATCAGGCGCGGAAGGTATTAGTTTGAAGAATGTGCGTTATGTCCATATTACTGAGCCTTATTGGCATCCTGTACGTATTCATCAGGTCATTGGTCGTGCGCGGCGTATTTGTAGTCATAGCGACTTGCCAAAAGAGCTGCAAACTGTGAACGTGTTTTTATATTTAATGGTTTTTAGCGAGCAACAATTGACGAGTGACTTATCTATTGAATTGAGGCTAAAAGATATATCGAAAAAAGATAAGAAGAAAGTCATTACAAGCGATGAATATTTATACGAAATTTCGAGCATAAAAGAGGAAATTAATGCATCATTGCTACAAAGCGTAAAGGAGTCAGCAATAGATTGTAGTATTCATACGCGGTCGTCAAGTAGTGAAAAAGATATCAAATGCTTTGTAATAGGTAATCCAAGTGAAAGCAAATATATATATACTCCAAACATAGAGGCGCAAGATAAAGACGAAGGTATGAAACTAAACAAGAAAAAACAAGTATTAAAACTAAATGAATTAATATTAAATAAGATTAAATATGCGTATAATAAAGAAACACAAGAGCTCTATGATTATGATAGTTTCTTGAAAAATGAATTGATGCTTGTGGGTAAGTTAATAATACAAGAAAACGGCACATATAAATTAGAGAAGGTTTAATATAATATATTTAATATTTAATATAAGCGCCCATATATAATAATATAACCAATCATTAATAACGTCCAAATTAGCCCAATACCTAACAAATCTTGAAGCATATCTACAAAAGGGCTTCTGTACATTATTTATTGTTAAACTTTAACTCTAATAATAAATATAAAAAGATAGTAATCAATTTTTTTTATTCAAATATTGAGAGATTTGAGGAATAGCGCTCCTAATAGTTTAGCACCTATTTTTTAAATGGTTTTATTCTTTATTATTTATTCTCTCCATTATTAGCATTTGGTTAGCTAATAGTTCTTTTAATTGGACAGACAACCTATCTATTTTACTATGCAGTTCATAGTCTATATTGCTAGAGCTAATGTTTTTTAAAGAATTGTTAACGTTAAATTGAGAGATTTCTTCGATTTCTTCTTTCTCCATAAGCAAGCCTTCATTTAAATCAACCACTTCAATAGGAGGAGGAAAAGTAATAGATCTCTCTTTTTGTATTCTTTCTAATAGCTCATTCATATTATTACTTGTTAACGGGTTATCTTCTTTAACATCGCTAAAATCTATTATTTCTGGCTTTTTCAATGTTATAAGCTCATTAAAACTCACCTTTTTAGCACTAAGTTCATTATCAAATTCTTCCAGTTTTTCGGCTTTTAACGTTTCTTTTATTTCAATAGGAGTTAATAATGATTTTTTATAATTAGCTATAGTCGTTACCATATTTTGTAATATAATTTTATTTATAGCAATAATATTTTTAGGGTCGCTAATAGTATTAGTGGAAAGCTCTCTGTTTTCATCCAAACTTTTTAGTATTGTTTTTTCGAATAACATTTGAATATTATTAAATTCGGTTTCGGGTATATTATTAAACACTTTATTGTTATATAATACATTCCATAAAACCTCTTTATTGTCCTTACTTGTTATAAAATTTGCGTTGCTATTTAATTTTGCGTTGCTATTAAAATTTGCGTTGCTATTTAATTTTGCGTTGCTATTAAAATTTGCGTTGCTATTTAATTTTGCGTTGCTATTAAAATTTGCCATATAGTATACTACAAATGTAACACTTTAATTTATAATTTATAATTTATATAAAAATATAATGTTTTATTTTATATAAATATATAATGCTTAAATTAGCACTTCTATTTTTAGGAATTCAGTATGCCTCATTTTTTTCTATGCCCCTAATTAATCAAAAAACACAAGTTCATTTACATTTGGAACGATTTAATGATGACTTCAATTTATATCATATTGGAATAAGTTTTAAAAATAATAATACTCTATTAAGATACGATTATCGCCCTTTTTGCGAACCAAATAAATGCGAATTTAAAACAATTAATAATAATGTAAATAATGCTATTAATGCTAATGCTATAAGTGTAAATACTAATGGTGCGGTTGTTTCAAATAAACAACTAACATTTATCGATAAGCTATATAGATTTTATATACCTGAAAATGTTCCAAATAAAACCATATATTGGGGTGAAACCAGCAAATCGTTGGAAGAAGTGGAGCAATTTGAAAAAACTCTACCAAAAAAATATATATTAGGTATAAATGATTGTCGCCATTATGTAAATCGCATTTCATTATGGGCACTAAACAAGCGCACTCCTATATGGAGCTTAGAAAAATTATGGAACCTTACACATACAAATTTGTCTTAATAGCTAATTACAAAAATTAATAAATAATTTTATATTTAGTAATTTTTCATATTGTTTTTATATAGTTTTATATATATATAAAATGTCATCGCGCTCATCAAGTCCACCGAGTCCATCAACTCCATTAAGTCCAGCGTGTGCATACCCTAAACCGCATGGTGTAAGTTATCGTGGTAGTAGGAACGCAAATAGGAGAAAAAAAGCGGCAGCAGCAGAGTGTGAGAGGGAAAAGGAAGAGGAAGCGCGGCGCAAACAATCAACTAGCTCTACAAGTAGAAAGGCAAAAGGAAGAAGACGACGCAAAGCTTCTAAAAGAAGACGTAGACATTAAAAATTAATTTTTCATATATTAATTATTTAAAAATTGAATAATTAATATACAACTATTAATTATAACATTATACCAAGTTATGGAGTTAGCAAAATTAACTAAAGCTGAGCTTATGTTACAATGCGATCAACAAGGAATTACAAATTATAAATCAAAAAGCAAAGATGCCTTAATTAAATTACTTGAACCTCAAATTAGTATTACTAACAATAGTGACAATCAAACCATTGCTAACGCTAATCCTTCTATTAGCGTTGAAAATATGTGCGGTCTCGAATATTTAAAAACATTAGATCCCAACTCTATTGATTTAATATTAACGGACCCGCCTTATATTATATCTAAGTCGAGTGGTCTCGATAAGCATTATAATAATGTTAAATATAATGAAGCTAATGACATTAACGAGGTTAAATCAGAAGCAGAATGGACAAATTATAAAGAGCAAAACGCAATTGAAGATGACACACATAAAAGCAACTATATTAAATATGGGTCAATATATGGAAAAAAATATTGCGTTAAAACCGACTACGGGTCTTGGGATAGTGATTTTACGTTAGCTATTTTGGAAAAGTTTATTGAGCTTTATTATAGCAAACTAAAAAAAGGCGGCACATTAATTATGTTCTTTGACTTATGGAAAATTACAAACCTCAAAGACCTATTAGAAAAATACAATTTTAAGCAGCTACGGTTTATTGAGTGGATTAAGACTAATCCGCAACCAAGAAATAGTAAAGTCAATTATTTAACTAATACAAGAGAGATTGCGCTATTAGGTGTTAAAGACAGCAATCCAACATTTAATAGCAGTTATGACAACGGCATTTATAGTTATCCGTTACAAGGCGGTAAAAATAGGTTTCATCCTACGCAAAAGAGTTTGGCATTATTTGAAGAACTCATTAAAAAACATTCGAATGAAGGCGATACAATATTAGATACATTTTTAGGCTCTGGAACAACTGCGCTAGCTTGTAAAAACACTAAACGACTTTTCAAAGGCTGCGAAATCGATAAAACATATTATGACAAAATATTAACACTTTTACAATAAAAATAAAAAAGGGTATATAAAGACTAATCCATAAATTATACTTGGATTATAAAGCAACAACTGTAAAATGTTCCCCAAACACTGTAAGCAAATTTTCAAATGCCCAGCGAAATTTAATGCAGTCGCGATTATTATGCACTTGAAATTCGCCAATTGTTACACCATTTATGCTAATAGACGAACTTTCATTCCATAGCTTTTTTTTAATATTGTGACTAAAGTTAATGCTATAATTTGACCAATTTATCTCTTGTTTTAATAATATAAAGGCAAGCATATCACTAGTTTTATTATAATATAATATAGGACAATCAAAAGTATGCGCACTATAGACTTGTAATAAATTAGCTATGTTATTACTAATAAAGAGCTTGATTTGGTCTAAGTCTATACTTTAGTCAAGTGCGAAAAACTCGCAAAACTTTTTGCGTGAGGGTTGCCCTAATACTTGCGGACACACTTTGCCGGTCTTATTTTTGCTCGTTTTAGCGCTTAAATGGATTAAAGGGTTGTCTACACATTCGAAATCATATTTGCTGCCACGACTAGCACAATGCCTAATGTTATAAGGAAAGACATTTTTAAGATTGCTAAGTCTGTTTTTGAGAGATTGTGCTTCAGCCAAACTATATTTGTAAGTTCCATCATAAGGCGTTTCATAATATAAACAAATTGCCATTTCGAACATTTTGCCCAAATCTTCAGTAAGCACCTTTTTAGTTGTTGCAGCAGCCATAATAGATTATTATTAATGTTATAAGTCTAATAATAATAATCTTTATCTTTAATTCAATTTTTATTGGGTTAATGATAAAAATAAAATGATAAAATAAAATTGAAAGTAATGTCTTTAAATAGTTTTATTAATATAAACCAAAGAAACCAATAAAGTAATGACAGCATTTATACCATTAACTGATGCTTCTGCGCAAGTTCTTGTAAAAAACCTTAAAAGCAAAATTATTGCTTGTGGTCCAACTATAAATTCTTCACAAATAGAAACAATTTTGGTTCAATGGACCCAAGCATCAACAGAAGCATCAAAAGCAGCAGCGTTTATAGAAATAGCACGACAAAAAACACAAGAAACTCTTATTAGAATAGCAGCAGATAAACTTAGTCCCGGCGAAGAACGTCTTGCTCAATTTTTGCGACGTGCTGTTACAGTTAAAATGCTTCGCAAAGCACATTTGGAAATAGCACAGACAGAACTAAGAACAGAGATTTCTTATGAAGAAGAGACAATGAAAGAATTTAACAGAGCATTTGAAAATAGAGATATAGCATACGAATATAAATGTAATTATATAGATGATATAAGTTATAGGTTTAATAGTATAGAAAATATGTTAGAAATTATGTTAGATGAAGTTAAGAAAAAGGAAACAAAAGAGAATTTCAATCGAGATATAGTAATGATACTTAGAAAGGTAAGAAAAACTAAAAAAGTAATAAGATATATGCAACGAAAGGCAGAGAAGGATGAAAAATTGGCAGACAATGAATGTTATATAACAGCTAACGTGGTAATGAACGGTATAGAAGAGTATTTTGGTGTAACCTCGAAATATATGCAAATCTCTACTAAATATGTTGTCCGGGTACCTAAAAATATACGAACAGGAGACTGTTTTAAAGCTTACCTAGGAGGCAAATTAGTATGGTTGCGCTTTCCACCTAGTTCTTGTCCTTGGACTCGGCTTTATATAGAAACATATGAAAATGGAATGATATTACCATATAGGATTAACAGTTTCACAAGACAGGATGCGCAATCACAAAAGCAGGAGGTGGCGATTAAAAAGGCAGAGAGGAGACAAAAACGACGTGAGGAGAAGGAGAAGGAAGTGAATGCCTATTGGGACTTGGAACACTATTGGTCGTCACGAACAGCTATTGAAATCTAAATCATTAATCATTAAATATTGAATTCATTTTTATATTTGCCTCATTATAATATTTTTTCCTATATTTTTTCATTGTGCTGTCTTTTATGCGTGTATTTTTAAAATAACTATACGTTTTATTTTCTTGTAATAATTCTATTATAAAATACAACGCATACATACCACATTGCCCATCACTATATTGATGAGTAAAACCTTCATTATCATCTACTGTTAATTGAATATTTAAATTACGCGCTTGATCCACTATTCTGTTTATCAATACTTTTATTTGTTTTGGCATTTTTGTTCCATTACTATCAAAGTAAAAAATGAATTTTCTGTTCAAATCAACAAATAAAGATATCCAATGTTTACCAGGTTTGTTATGAGGATCAGTGTTAAATATTACTCCTATTTTGCTTATTTTATTTTTGATATGATTTCCTAAATTGAAATTACATAATTGCTCCCATACGCAAGTTGAAAACATTTCTTTTGCATCAAAATCTATAGGAGACGGCCCTATAAACTTAAAATGTTTATGAGATTTTTCATATTGTTTCATTATTTTAGTTATATCAACACTCGAGAGCCAAGTATTGGGCTTTGACGACCAACTCTGAGGAGAAAACGGCTTAAAGATTTCTTTTATTAATAATTCTTTATTATTAAGCTTACTTAATGGGGTTTTTTCTAACCAACATAATTCATCATAGCATTGCTTATCTAATCTTTGCTTGAAAAACTCCCATATTTCTTTACTATTATTAGTCAAAATTTTGTCGCTATTATTAGAATTCCAAATGTTTTTAAATAATTGTAAATTATTACGCGTATAGCAAGTATAGTGCTTTAATTCACCATCTACATATTTATTTTGGTATGGCGAGCATTTGAGCTTGCGAAATTTACGCGTATTTTTTTTAAATTTGGTGCTTATTTTCTTAAATGTATTATACATATTATTTTATATTTCTATTTAATATATAAATATAAAATAAATTTTTAACTGCGTTTTTGTGGAAGTATTTTTTGTTTATTATTTGTTGTTTTTCTAACAACAAACAAATCTAAATTTGTTATGCATTTCTTAGTACACATACTATTTAATGTTGTATTATGTATATTGAAATCATTTAAAGAGGTGTCCTCTCTAAAAGAGGAAATATTTGTAAAATCTTTGAGTTCTTCTTTAATAGAGTTTTTAATCTTTTTTTCCTTTAAATGACTTATTAGATTTAATACGTATAATAAATAATAAAGCTTGTATTTTTCGCCGTTCATTATTTTATTGCTATTTTCTACAAGTTTTTCTAAGGTTATTGCGTTATATTTTAATATTTGTTCTTTATAAATGTCGATGTTTTCTTGTATATTAGTATAAATATCCTTTAATAAATAATTAGTGCTTAACAAATCCTCTAATTTATTTGTTTTGAAAGTAGAGTTTTGGTTTTGGTTCGCGAAATAACGTAAGTCTATATTAATTTGCCTTTGTAAATTTTCTTGTTCTAAACTTAAAGAATTGAGTTGCTCTTGCTTTTCTTGCTTTTCTTGCTTTTCTTCTTTCACTTCTTCTTTTTCTTGCTTATGTTGCTCAATTAAATCTATACTTACAACTTTCAATTGTTTTGGTTTTTTCTTATTTTCTTTTTTTTCCTTGGTTTCCTTAGTTTCCTTGGTTTCCTTAGTTTCCTTTGTTTCCTTTATTTTTGTGCTATTATTAAGCATTTTACTATAAATTTATTTTATATTTTTTAATTGAACTCGTGTCGAATTATAAAATAATTCATTACCTATTGTTGGAAATCTATTTGGATTAAAGTCTTGAAATTGTTCTTCTCTAAATAATAATTGACTATCCAAATTCTCATTTTTTGTTATAAAATTTATATTATTTTCATATAAATCACTGGTGCTGGATGGAATATATGCTCTTTGGTCTGCTTTTTGAAGTGCAAAGAATTGATTTCTTAAAGTTGACTCTTGATCTATATTAGAAGAAAAGCCGCAAAAATGCATTTTCCTGGTTCCTGGGAAGAAAATAGAGCTACTATCATAATTATTATAATTTTGTATAGGTTCCACAGCAGACACTAATGGAGCAACACTTGGCATAAATGTATATTTAGTATTTACAGGCCTAAATGAAAAATTCATTGTAATGCCGCCCGATGGAATATTTCTATTCATAATCTCACTATTTGTATAATTTTGCTTATCAAAATTATTTAATGCTATTCTATAAACGTCATTATCAACAGTTACACTCATAATTATATTACTATATTATTATTTATTATAATATTATAATAAATAATAAAAAATAATAAAAAAAAATAATGAATAATAATGAACAATTAAAATAATTTAAAAAAAATATGACAAACTATTTACTATAACATAAAATTATTTAACGTTTAATATTATAATTTGAATACATATAATTAATCGATTTTCTTGTAATGATTGGTGCGTTGTAACCCACGTTTCGATAACGATTATTTACATATACATTCTTCTTTAATAGATAGTTGTCCTTTTTTTGCGTTTTCAAATAGTTCAAGTCGAACATATTTGTAGTATTAGAATTTACTAAAGTCATTAAAATTAGTGCTGAAGCCGCCATATTTAAGTTAATAATATTAACTATAAATTGAAAAGACAAATCAATTTTATTTATAATCTATATTTTTTAAGGAATCGTACAAGCGGTATTCCACTACTCTTTTTTAACTTATCAAGATGATAAGTTATATATTTATGAAATTTATGATAATTATCACCTGTCTCTTTAGTATGTTCATATATATAGCTTATTGCCATATGTATCTGACTTAGATCATTAAAACTAAGTCTATGAATATTATTATACAAATATTCAGAAAGTTTATCACGCATAACTTTATTATTTAGTAATCTTTGTATATAGTTATTATGTATTTGTAAGAGTTTTGCCTTTTTAGCACTATCATTAATAGGAGATTTGCTCCAATCATTATATAATCTACAAATGTCTAATACAATAACACTACCTTGTTGACTTAACTCTACGCTAACATTTCTACTTACTTGTGAATGTACAAATGTATCAAATCTTGCTCGCGATGACGGATGTTCATTATGTCTTCGTTTAGTTTCACATTGAGCGCTTGCTCTTTTTATATTAGAATGATGACCTTTATGAGATCTTGCAGTTCTTTGGCTTTTACCACCTCTTGAAGTAAATTTTTTATAAGTTATACGTTTTCTTCTATTCTTTTTCGATTTATTGTTAGACATATATATAGTATTTATATAATATTTTTGTTATTTTGCTATTTTTGTTATTTTGCTATTTTTGTTATTTTGCTATTTTTTTATTTTTTATTTTTCTAAACTGTTAGCGAAATAAAAAACTTTTATTTATGGAGTTATAATTTATTATAGAGAGAAAATAATAGGAAAATAATATAAAAAATAATATAAAAATGGAAATAAACGCAATACAAAGCCTATTCACAAGTTTTATCATCATTAAACCACGTCATTTTAATAGCATCAATATTATTTCTAATAATTTTATACGATACGCTTAAAGCATAAAAACTGATTAATTTATAATATTCTTCTTTTGTTATCCAATTTAGCACTTCATAATAATTATTATATCTATATGAAATAAGTATAATGCTGGGTATAAAATGTTGAATTTCTTTATGTCCAATAGTTTCAAGTTGTGCCCACTTCTCATTTTTTCCAAATAATTCATAATTATAGTTGTCCAAAATATATTCATCCATAGTTAAATAATGGTTGCAAGGAAAATTATATAAGTCCAAATATTTCGTTATATTTGTATTATCCATAACAATTAGCTCTATACTTTTTTTAACATCAGCAATTAAATCATTAGCCTTGAGCATTTTTGTGTTAATACTAATATAATGTAACCAATAAAAATTAATCAATTTTTTTCATAATCTTTATAATCTTCTCGCATTATGACTTTCTAATTTATTATGAATTTCAACAATACATTGACTTGTTGAAGCTTCAAATAAATCAGGAATAAATGAATGAATAAGTGCTTTAATTGCTGAAATAAACAATATAGCAACATAATTTAAAGAAATAAACATATGCTCAAAATAGCCCATATTCATTGCTTTCAAATGTTTAAATTCAAAAAACATAATATATAATATATATATATTATTTATATAATATTTGCTATAAAATAATATGATATAGTGTATAAATTAAATATAATAAACTAATTATTAGTGCTACGACTTTTCTCGATAAAGTATAAGGCCAATAAGGTAAAAAATATGTTATTGCTAATGCTAATAGCCCAAATGCATATATTACTTTATTAAAGGCAAAATGTTTTTTAACATTTAATAATGGATAGAAACCAGGCATATGTGTAATTAGCCCAGCAAAAAGGATTCCTAACAATTGTTCTCGCTTACTCTTATTATAAGAGTCAATAGTTCCAACTATTCCAATTAATAGGAAAATTAAACTTACATATTTAATATAAGAATTAAAATAAAATATTAATGCTAAAATAACAGGAACTAAAACCCAACTTAATTCACCGTGAACTATTTTATAATGATAATAATAAAAATTATTGTTTTTGAATGTTAGTTCCATTATTATTTATATATAACTAATTTTTATTAATTATGGAAAAATAAATAATATGTTATATATAATGACATCAAATGTTGTCGGTGAAGGTACCTATGGTTGTGTATTAAAACCACCTATTTTATGTAATGAAACTAAAAATCTTGTATCACAAGATTATGTTAATAAAATATCTAAAATAATGACGAGACAACATGCTATTAATGAAGAAGCAGAATATAGCGCAATAAATAATATAGAAGGTTTAGATAAATATGCTATAACTGGACCGCTATTGTGTAAGCCATTATTAGACAAAAATTTTAATGCCAGCGTTAAAAAATGTAAAACACTGAAAGTCAAAACCGCATTTAAGAATGCTAAGGATGATTTACGAATGTTATTATTAGAAGACGGAGGCTTAAGCATATATGACCATATAACCAAAGTATTTATGTTACAAAGCTTGGACGAAAAGAAAGTATTTTTGACCTCATTAATAAAATTGTTTGACGGACTACTCTTTTTTCAGTCTAACGAAATTATGCATAGAGATATTAAATTAGCCAATATGGTATATAATGTAAATAATGGTAGAGCAAAATATATTGACTTTGGCTTGATGACAAACTTCAAAAGATTTGCTAAAAGATGTAGAGAAAATACTGAGAGATTAGGAATAAGTCATACTTATTATGCTCCTGAAAATAGTTGCTCAAACAAATATTCGTTTAATTCTAATAAATTAAAATGCACTAAAATTAAAGATCATTTTAAAACACACGAAGACTTTATTAGCTATTTACAAAAATCTTTTGACATTTATTGTTTGTGCTTAGCATTATTAAATATGGTGAGTGTTTTAGATTATAGAAATAGTGGACAAAAAAAAGATGCTATTCCACGTTCGTTTTTTGAGGAGTTTAGTATATTATTGCTTGAATATATTAAATATGATGTTAGCAAGAGAAATATTAATATACTTCAACTTAAAGAAAAATATGTTAACTTACTGAAAAAACATAATTGTTATTTAAAGAAGGCAACACAACCCTCCCCAGAAGTAATTGATGTTATAGAAAAAATAAAGAAAAAAGAATTTAAAGCCGACTTAGCCAAAATTTGCCCTCCTGCTAAGCCAATATTAAATCCTTCTACAAATAGATGCGTTGCTGACTGCAAAACAGGGTTTATTAGAAATAAGAGTTTTAGATGCGTGAAAATGAATTTAGCAAAGGATTTAGCAAATAGCAAGAAAAAAAGTAATAGTGTAACAAGAAAGAAACACAACACAAGTTTAGTTGTCAATGATTCTTCAGTTGCTAAAAAGCAGCACTGTATAAGTAAAAATAAAGATTACAATCACATTACAAAGCGCTGTAATGCTAAATGCCCTAAAAATAAAACACGTAATTCATTATTTAAGTGCGTTTAAATATTAAATAGGGAAAAAATTGAAAATTAATTTTTATAGTTTATAATTTATATTAATAAAGTATAAAATAGAGACTTATTGTAATGAAAAAATTAGTGATTTTGATTTATGTGGAACAAAATATAGTATTGAAGTTTTAACAAAGCATATGCATTATTTAAATAAAAAAGTGGTGCTTAATACTCAACATCTAACAGCCCATTTTTGTGTAAGATTTATTTTAGATATGGACATTGAGTCGGGAAGTGAAGACAGCTATTGTTATGATAAAAATCATATTCTTAGTAGGCAAAAACATATAACAAGTGAAGAATTTGACGAAGCTTATGAGTTATATTATAGCTAAATAACTATATTAAAACATATTAAAGCATAAAATATATGTTTTATTTAAGAAGCTATGGATATAGATCTCCTTCAGCGCGCATTAGAAAATGATGACAATTTAAATATTATAAATACAAATATTCAAGAAATTAAGCGCAAGAAAAATGAAATATTACAAGAGCTCGGTCTTAAGCGCGATGATTTAAAAAGCTTTCATAAAAAATTAAACGGTTATATGTATGTTGACAACATAAAAGACTTAAAATATGGGCGAAATATACGATGGGTTAATTTAAAAAAAATAGAGGACGTTAAAATAACTAATGGATCTATTTTATGCGATATTAAAATACACGACAAAGGAATTGCGCTTGTTTTAAAAGGCTTTAATCACAGTTTTATTACGCTATATTTAAACGAAAATATCATATTTCAAAAAATAAATGATGAAGAAAAAATAC